TTATCTGGTAAAACATCATCTCTTCTGTCTTTTTCTTCTCTTCTCACTCTAACCTTTTCCATACTAGGCATTTCTTTAAATCTTTCCAATAGAGTTTCATGAGAGATAATATCACGATCCGCCAATTGAATAAGCAAGTTCTTTTCAGCAGCTTCATCAGAAAGGACAATAGAATCGAAATGTATTTCAGCAGGATATCTAAAACCCATAGCCTTTCTAACTAATTCAATCTCATGTCTCCAAAACTGTTTCAATACATCACGACCATACTCAAGTCTCTCGATTAATGTCTTTAGAGAAACATAGTTATTTGTATAACCACCACTACTACTAGCACCAGTCAAAGTAGGAGGAATACCTAATCCAGCATAAATACTAGTTAATACTGGCTGATACTTTTCAGATCCCAAGAACTTATACACTTGGGAATTACTTTCTGTAAAGTTTAACTCTGGACCCCATACTAAGTCCATAGTACCACCACCAACATTACTTGCTAAAATATCTCTCAGCTTATTGATAGCGGCCTTGGTGGGGATAATCTTATGTTCTAAATCACCAACGGTCCATAATCGAACATTAGAAATAGCACCATCTAATGCGGCTAAATCTGCAAGCTTCATCTTTTCAAGCATGATAATATCATCCAAGATCGCATAAATCATTGGATTAGCCCATAACAACCAATCATCTTTTTTGTAATAGTAGAATGCCACATCGTCAGGACTCAATGGGATCTTACGGTCCCCATCATGAAGCCTCTTCTGCAAATCATTGGGCAGTGTCTTAAATATTGTTTGGTTTTTGGTTGAGCTTTTAACTAATGATTCATAGGTCATTTTAGACATATTCAAAACAAATTCAGGCTTACCAACAACTTGTCCACCATAATCTTGAATATCAACCGCTAAAGGATTTAAGAAATCATAAGTCCAAGGCACTTCCCTCTTATTGACCTTAATGTTTTTAATTACTATATCGTTTCCAGCAGTTCTGCGTAACTCTTTTTCTTTCTGAGGATTGAGCTTAGCATTTCTTCTCTTTACTACAACATTGCCACAGCGATAGAGATAATTTAAAAATCTTTCAGATCTATCAGTACCATTGACTTGTAAGAACCACTTACGATAAAACTTCTCGACATTTTTGTTTGGATGAACAATAGTCAAACCTTGTGCAGCAAAGTCACTCATCAAATCAATAACATTTCTCACAATACCGACTTTATCATAAGCCTGCATACACATCTTCATAATGCGTTTTTGATAATTAGATACCGACTCACCAGGTCGGAAATTATCATAATCTTCTCGGAGAAATCCAGTTCTTACCGAACGATTAGGCTCAATGTCTATATAGCTAGTTCGACGACCATAAGCAACGGCTTTTTGGACCCCATCATAAGCTTCTACATTATCTGAAGTGGCCGCATATGCTTGTTCTTTTTGCGAATCACTATCCCATGTTTTGTATAAGGAATCCGACATTTATATTGTTCTCCAAGTAATGGTATTGACGATAGTACTGTTAATTACATTATACACAATCAATAAATATTTTGCATTTTTTCTGTGAACCAAGATGGGCCATAGAACATTTTTTCATCTTTAAATTTAGTTTCACTATCGCTTTTCGCAAATCCACCAACAGCACCATACTCTATAATCTCTTTTTCAACTGACAAAGCTCTGGCAGACATGTTTGCCATGATTAAGGATGAGTAACGGTCTTTTCTCAGTCTACTTTTCTTTCCTGCTGCAACTTTTACCTCTGGAGTATCCCATCGTTCACGACCAGTTGATGTTTGCGTCATTACAATCATAGACAATTCGTCTTTTAGTTCTTCAATTTCCATAACACAATCTTCTAATGTGTCATACTTTCTACCAGCAGCTTTATCTTCTTCAATAGATAATCCGATACTAGCAGAATCAAAAAACGGTAAAAGCATAACCTTGTCTTCAAAATCTTTTCTTAAACCATGATTAGCTTCAGCCAACCAATCAGCTCTAGCGAACTGGCATAGCCTAAGTATATGTAGCCCAGACTTATCATCAGTATCCTTCTCCTTGTCGTCTATAGTGGGCCATATAGCGACTTCACCCTCTCCTATCTTGTCTTTGTCGTGTAAAGCCTCCATGACCGCTATACCACCTCCTTGGGCATCTAAAGCGATCTCTGCACATGGAAATACTTTCATCAATTGTCTAATTTTCTTAGCACAGTAAGAATAAAAGTCGTCCTCATCCACAAGCTTAGATTTTAACTTATCTTTATGCTGTTGGCGATTAGTAGTCCAGCAATGTACAATTCTTCTATGATCGCCATGTAATTCCAAAACAACAATACTAAAGTTATCTACTTCAGACGCTGGGTCCACACCAAAGATATATTTTCTATCTGGTGACCCTCTAAGCTGTGCTTCAAATGTAATTTCACCAGAGGGGAGTGTAATTGGCTTGTCAGGCGATGCAATACAAGATTCGAGCAAACTCCTCTTGAAGAATCCTTGACTGTCTGTGGTGAAACAGGCCCCATATTCCATATTGTAAATACCAGAGTGAATAGTGGCTTTTGCTCGTGCGATTTGACCTTCATCCATAAACCCGTCTGGTAATTGATCTACTGGCATTCTAATAACAGAATATTCACTCCAATCAAAATCTTCAGGTACAGCACCACCAAAGACTTCTTGTAATTTAAATGCCTGACCACCACTTTTAACAATCTTAACATATCTTTTCCAATAGTCGGAAAAATGATTGAAATCATAGTATGCCGTACCAGATAGAATAATTTGGTTTGATTTTTGTATACTTTCATTACCAGCACCAGAGTTCAAATCTAACCCAAGTTCTTTAGCTTTTTTATTCTTCGCCTTTTGTTTTACCTTCTCGATGGGAGATGCAGCTACAGCAGCAAAACCAGCAACAACATTTTCAAAGATGTCACGAGGTATAGAAGCAAATTCATCAGCAATAATATCATTTGCACGTTGACCACGAATTTTACTACCATCACCAAGAGGGAGGCAAGTAATTGTGCTTTGGCCAATATGCATTACACATCTATCGACATCTCTTCTTGGTCCACTATTACTACCACATAAATCTCTTAGAATTGGTGCATTTTTCCAAATCGTGTCCATGTATTCAAATAAGACTTTAGATTGACGAAATGCAGCACCGACAACAATAATTTTTCGTCTAGGCATAAACAAAGCCCTCAATAATGGATATACTGAGAGCAGAAAGGATTTACCCATACCACGACTACCAATCAACATTGGAAACTTCCTATTCCACATCTCATAAAGAATTAGAGCTTGAAATGGAGAAAGTTCAATATTTAGTATGTACTTACAAGCAAATGAGAAATATTCTGGTCGCATCATCAACCATGCAATACGCTCCAGTAGCTTATCTTTATCCTCATCATCAAACACAAAGTCCATAGGATTAAATAGAGTACTCTCCTCTACTTCAATACCTAGCCATGCATCATTTAGTTTTTGTTGTTGGTCTATCATTCAATGGGTCCATGAGAAAACTTTTAACCTTAGCATTTCTTGGATCATCAAAAAACCCAATTAATGCAGTAGACATCCTAGAAATAGCCTTTTCTTCTTCTTCATTGTTTTGTAAATATGACAAATGCCATATAGCATGTAGTATTTCATGTAACAGAGTGTCTCTCACTACAGACAATACCGTACCACAATAAATCCTAATTAACTTCTTGTCATTACAACAATCACCATAGGCTTCCCTTTCCTTATGGAGTTTTTCCGACATTTCTTCAATGATGTACTCATATCCCAGCACATATACCTTAGAAGGTAATTTCTTCATTTTCGTCATGACTGCCCCTTTTATGAAAAAGTTCGTTCAGTCTCTTAAAGATACTATTGCAGGTTAAGAACGCATTGTCTTTATTGCCGCAAAATATAATTTTAGTATCATACCATAGTTGAAACTCAATCAAACATTTCAGCAGATATTTGCCAGTAATCTTAACATGTGGCCTTAATTTTGCTGGAACCTTTGATCCTTGTGGGTATTTTATCACGTCCTCCATATCAAATTCACAAATCAAAAAAGAAAACTCATAATCCTTCATCCTGTCCATTTCAGCTAAGAACGGAGTCTTCTTACGACCCAAATTCATAGCAATCTCCGATGTGGATGCTTTTCTTTCAATACATATCACATCTTCAAAACCTTGGAGAGTATAATCACCTGTATGTAGTGTACCCATGTCCATACCTGCACACTTATCATACTCTGTGAAAGTCCATCCGTCTTTTTCTCTAGTGTCCTTGATAACTTTATATGATTGCATAATTACTTTCTAGT